ATATTCTCCACAATCAATACAAGTCACGCAAATCTGGTCAACGAAACAGAAACGACCCACGGGATTACGAAGCAATCTGCTACTTGATACCAAGGGAACAGTTTAAAGAGATAAAAGGTTTTTCCTTTAATGACTGAGGATATGGGAACCACTAAACGAGGGAACCTATCGCAAAGAAGAAAGTTAGCGATATGGGAACGAGAACATGGCAAATGCATGATCTGCTCAGTCAAGTTGAGGACAGGTCATTTTATCTTCGAGCACGTCCGGGCCTTGGAACTGGGAGGATCGGATACGGACGAGAATATACGTCTTACGTGCAAGGCTTGTGCTACGGAAAAGACGAAGGAGGATCACAGCATAGCAGCGAAAGCGAAACGAGCGAAGTCATCAACTTTAGGTTTGAAAGTATCCAAAACCCCACTGCCATATGGAAAGAACTCAAAATGGAAGAAAAAGCTAAACGGAACTATAGTAGCCCGCTGAACTGGCGTCAGTTCATTGATCACACACAGAAGACCGCTGAGGCTCACGCTGTTAAAAATGGTGATCCAGTTCCAGCAATTACGAAGGCTTCCCTGATGGCCTCTGTAATGCTTGAGAAAGAGGTAACGGCGCACGACGTATCAATCATCATGATGTGTATATCGTTAGCCAAGGTCAGTGAGGATCGCCTTAATCCCGATCTTTACCGTGATGTGATCACAACGTCAGCACACACCGCCCAGTTCGCAAAGCCAGTAGATGGTAGCTTTGCTGAACTGAGGATTATGTCTGACTTAGCTAATCAGTTGGCAGCAGCAGACGCAGCTTAACGCTTGGCTGCATCCAACGCTTGAACAACTGCGTCGTCGGGTAATGAAAGCATATGCTCAGTCTTGCTTGCCAACATAACCTGACGGCGCTTTAAATCACGAAGAAGTGATTCTGCCGTAAGACCACCGACCTTACCGCCAGATTTGCGTCCTTCACGAGATGGCTGCTCAACCGTAGGCAAGGCGGCACGTCCGGTTACTGATAACAAAGCATTTCCAAGTCGAGACCATCCATTTGGATTAGGCTTGTTAAGGAGGGCTTGCATCAATTTTGGATCACTGGCGGCAGCTTGAAGTTTTTTAATTGCTTCTTCGCGGGTTCCGCCAAATACCCAATCGTTAGCTTTGTTAAATACGGCTGGAATTGCCCTTTTGCCAACGCCTAATAAAGACAAAGCACCACCAACTGGGCCAGCGCCAGCAATATTTGTGGCCCCCTCAAGGGCGTGACCAGCCAATGCTCCAACAATAGTATCCGAAAGAGCACCAGTAGCGCGGCCATAAAGAAGTGTGAACATATTGTTATCAACCAAATCGTCTAGCGTTTTACTAGGTACGATTTTGGCATTTCCTATCTTAGACAAGGCAGTAGCAGAATCGTGAAGGGCATTCACATATTGCTCTTCTTCTGGCTTAGGAAAAACTTTCTTAATCATATCTGGATGAGCATCCAAAAAGTTAGCTAACGCTTTTGGATTATTCTTATTAACGATGTTTTCAAATGAATTTGAGAACTGCCGAATTTGAGACTGTTCTTCATTTTCACCCGATTTTTGAGCAATAGACATTAACCGATCAGATAAGCCGGGAACTTCTTTGATCATCGCGGCATTCTTTGGATCGCTAACAAACTTTGTAACTTTTTCAGGAGTAATTTTAATATTGCTGCCATTATCGGTTAATTCACCAACCATCCAGTCAGAAACGTTCTTATCCGCCTGATCGCCAAATACATCGCGCAACTGACGCAAATTATTTGGACCAGAAGAGCCGCTGTAAAGATTCTTAAGTGTCATTTCTGGTGAAACTTTTTCGTTATTAACCATGTTGGATAAATAACCATCACCGAAAGTATCGTAATACTGTTTGGTCGCTGCACGAGCTTTATTCCAAGCCTCAATTTCACCATAAGCGTTTCCAAATCTGATATTTTCAGGGTTGGAAAGAACTTCACCGATTTTATTGGCAAAACCATACAAAGCAGGGGCATCAACTACGTTTGGGGACGTGTAAGCCTTTCTGGCTTGAGCTAATGCCATAGACCTTAAATCTTGAAGCTCATTAAATGGAACCTGAGAACCTTCCATTTGAGAAATGTTATCCAAAACTTTAGTCATTTCAGATGGAAACCCAGCTCTTTTTGCTTGAGACAATCCATCCAAATAATCGTTGAGTTGTCCTACAGCTTTGTTTTTATAAACGCCAGCCGACTGCAATTGTGGGTCTTGCCATGCAGCCTTAGCTTGATCATCCAATCTCTTATCAAGAGCTGTAATCATGTTTCGAACATTAACTGAAGCATCGCCTTGTGGGCTTGTTCCAGTTAGTCCAAAAGATGTTGACATATCAATTGGTTTACCAGCAGCGGCAGACGCCTGTTGAACGGTCATCTCAGCCTGAGCCGCAAGATTTTGATCGGATGTTTCCATCTGATTTCTTAATGCTTGAGCCTCCGCAGTATTTTCAAACTCTTTCATTCCAAGAGTTTTTTGAGCTAACGCCTGTGCCTGTTTAGCAGCAGCTTCCGCCCCCTTAACTTGAAGAGTTTGAGCAGTAGTTGGCTCAACATTCGGGACAAAGCTAGGCGTTGGAGCGGCCAAAGTTCTCTCAGCAACTTCAGGTTGAACAAACGATTCACGAGCAGCTTTACCAGCAATCTGGCTTGCTACGTCAGAAATATTCTCAGGGCTTTTAGCGCGAATCATAGCGGCTGGGCCAGCTATTGCCGCACCACCACCAAGTCCGCCTACCACACGAGCGAATGGCTCATATGGAGTTCCTTGTGTTGCTAACCCAGCAGCCTCACTAGACGCTCCTGATGCAAATTGAGCAAGAATACGCTCCAATGCACTTCCGGGACCAACAACAGCCAATGGCAATGCTTCCGCACCAGCTTCAACAATTTTCCCCGGAGTTGTTTGTGGACGTGGTGCTGTAGGAACACCCACCGTTTCTGCCGCTGAAGTAACATCAGCTAAAGAAGGGAGTCTGTTCGTACCATATTTCTGCTCATATCTTTTTTGGATATCGCGTACATTCTGAGTGCTTTTTTCAAATTCCTCAGATGATCCTGCTGGCAATGCGCCTATTTTTTCACCAGCCCAAACGCCACCACTAACGGCGCGGCCCGGTAAACTTTCGATAAGGTCTGAAATGTTTTGAGCAGTTTCAGGAATGCCATAAATACCACGTTGAATCCCACTTATTGCACCACGACCTACATCAGATGTTACAGATGGGGGAGCATTACCAACGGATGGAAGAACAAAATCTGGAGCGGTGGAAACCTGTTGAGGCTTCTTTTGCAAACTTGGAAGAACAAAATCATCCATTTTATTGCCCCAAAACTAGATTTGAAACACCCTGACCATAATGATCGTCAAATGCCTTTGTGGCTTTTGATACGTCTTTATTCTTAACTGCATATTCCCGTAATGCTTTTGCATCATCTGGATTAACCGTGGAAAGAACTGCCCGTTTAGCATACATATCAGGTGGATTTTGCTTAGCAAAAAGCTGTTCAGCACCGTTCAGATGACCAAACTTTGCTGCATAATCTTCATAGAAAGCAGTGCGATTTTGTTCATATTGAGCTGCCTGACGAAGACCTTCAACAATTCTCTTGTAACCCATTGATGTGTTTTCGGTCCCCGGATTTGCCTGAACGGATTGCTGAACAATAAAGCCCGGTTCATGGCCACCAATAGAGCGACTAAGTTCCGCACCAAGCCTAAAGCGATCTTTGGTAAGATTTTCAATAGCAGCGACAGAACTAGCATCAAATACAGGAGAGCCACCCAAACTTTGCAAGAAAGTATTGGCGCTTTTAGCAAACTCACCACGTTCAGTTGCGTATGAACCGGGCGTCAAAAATCCTGTATCGGGAAGATTTTTACGCTGTAAATCCATATCATCTAAACGATATTGTTGCCCAAAGGCAGCCTGAGACTTAGCACGCTGATCCGCCAAGGATTTCGCTGCATTTGAAGCCTCATCCTTTGCCATTGTAGGGTTCATTTGAATATTAAACTGCTGATCAGGAATATAACCTTCTGGCACCTTCGTTGGATCAATAATTTTGGTTTCGGGTTGAATCGGGGTGGCTGATGTAGCTGGAACCTGATCTTTATTTTCACTGACATCTGGCAATGGGTCAGCCGTTCCTTCTTTTGTTGGAACCGATTCAGGCTTGATATCAGACAAAGGATTCATTTTTTCATCGGTAATACGTTTTGGCGGCAGAAGTGGATTGGTGTTGTCATACAAGACAAATCCATATCCCGGAATCCACTGCTTAGAATACAATCCAGCCCGTGCTGTTGCTGCGCGAGCTTGCATTTCTGATATCTCTGCGGGAGCCTTCTGCTCTTGAACGCTTACTTCACGTCCTTTGAGAGCTTGTTCAGCCAAAGCTTTTTGAGTTTCATAATTAATCTGCTTCTGCTTAGCATAGGTATTCATGCCAGTCAGTCCGCCTTGACCAATGGCTTGGGTAAGGAATGGAGATGGGCTTGCCATCATGCCAAAGCCAGCAGCCATCATGGCCTGACGAGCATCATCAGATAATGGTTGACCCTTATTAAAGGTGCTTGAAATAAAACCCGGCTGCGTATCTGATCCAAATACACCACCTAGCCCCTTAGATATAGATGATCCTAATCCACCCAAGAAACCTTGATCTGCGGGAACGGTTTTTTCTGGATCAGCAGAGCTGCCATCAGCATGTGGAATGCGAGGAACAAGACCGCCAGTGGCATACATGGATTGGCCTAAAGTACCACCAATACCGCTATCTCCACTAATATAACTTGGCAAAACTGATGAAGGAGCGGTGGCTAAACTGTATTTTTTGTAAGCCTTACCAAACCCTTCAATACCAGAAGTGTCAAATGTTGGCGCATCATATGGATGAGCTGTCGGGATAGGCATACTTCCGCCCGCTTTAATTTCCTTTGCTTGAGGAATATATGATCCAAGCGTAATCTTAGCTAATGCAGCCATTTCTTCAGCTAGTGGATCATCAGCGTATGGTATTTGAGTAAATTGGCTTCCACCCGACGCAAATGGATGACGCTCCATGCTTTCAGGGACAAGGCCGCCCATTGATGACCCACCAGCTGCAAAGTGGCCACGATCCGCAGCTTTATTAGTAGCATCATTGTAATCAACAACACGCATACCATCATCGCGACGGTAAACAGCATTAGGATTATGCTTTTCAACCTCTTGAGCACTAAGACCAATTTGCGTACGTGGGTCACCCTTATAATTATACTTATAAAGGTTTTGACCATCAAAGGTCTTACCAATAGGCTCCATGTTTTCTTTAAGGCGCTCGTCTGATGGCGTCATATAACCCAACAATGACGTGCCAAGGCCAAGTGCGGCATTCATTGGATTTGGAGCCGGAGTAGTGGCCGTGCTCGTACCACCCTGACCAGCGCCAAGGCCGGAAGCCATGTTTGCCAAACTACCCAACGTCTGGAATGGATATGCCTGTTGCTGAGCGAACTGTTGATATGCAGCTGCGTTCTGAGCTTGCTGAACTGCGTACGGAATAGCTCCAGCCGCCGACAACTGTTGAGCGCCAGTCATGCCAGCCGTTTGAGCGCCAGCCCCTAACTGTCCATATTGAGCACCAGCGGCCAATGACATTGGAACCGTTTGAAGTGCCGCGTTTTGAGCCAATGTTCCAAGCTGACCGTACTGAGCACCAAGAGCACCCAACTGTTGAGCGCCCTGCATAGCAGCATTTTGAGCACCGGTGCCAAGTTGACCGTATAGTGATGCTTGCTGCTGAGCCAATGGCATACCCTGAAGTGCCGCGTTCTGAGCCGCAGTACCTAATGCACCATATTGACCAGCCGCACCCATTCCTTGGCCAGCAATGTTTGCAATATTAGCAGCGCCCTGTTGCTGAGCTTGACCGGCATTAATAAGAGCCTGTTGAGCCTGTCCACCAAGTTGACCATACTGATTAGCAAGGCCGCCAATCTGTCCATACATAGAACCCTGCTGCCCAGCGATACCCGCCTGAGCGCCAAGGCCAGACAAATAATTCTGTGCCGCCGATTGATAGCCAGTGTTAGCCATCTGGCCAAGCGTTTGACCCATAGCAAGGTTCTGCTGGCCCATAAGAGCCGCCTGAGCCACCTTGCCACGATCCCCACCGAAAGCACCCTGCTGAATTGCGCTTCCCTGAAGTTGCTGTTGCTGCTGTTGATTTTGATTCTGCATCATTGCAGCCGTTGAACCCATCGCATTCTGCAAATAAGGATTCATGTAACCTTGAACGCCAGCCGCATAATTCGGGGCATTGTAACCCTGAGAAATACCACCCAATCCGCCGATAGTCTGCCCAAGCCCACCAGCCGCGCCCATCGTACCCATCTGAGCGGCCTGATAACTTGGCTGAGCTGCATATGTTGATTGCATCAGCGGCCTCATGCCAGCTTGAGCAGCGCCCGCAGCTTCTTGATATTGAGGCATAGTTCCAGCCGCAAAAGTTTGAGCACCCTGAAAATAAGGTTGCGCCACTCCCAAGCCTTGGTTCAAAATATCTTGAGCTTGCCCAGCCGCTCCATACCCCGCCTGATAAGCTGGCTGAGCCGCATTCATGTTCATTCCAGCTTGCTGTGCAGCGGCACCCGTCAGATCAGTAGCCGCGCCATAATAAGGCTGGGCAACATTTTGGCCTTGAGCAATTTGGTTCATGGCAGTATTCGTCGCGCCATAACCAGCCTGATATCCGGGCTGTGCGGCCTGAGAATATTGCTGAGCTTGATTGATGCCAGCTTGCTGAGTAGCATTGATATCAGGAACTAGCTGCCCCTGATACTGCTGGTAAGGTTGCTGCTGAAGGGCTTTACCCTGCTCAGTTATGTACTTGTACATATCCTGAACAGCCTGTGGAGGCGCACTCGTGGACGTAGTGGTGGCTGAACCCTTGGAACCCATCGTATAACCCTCAATCTACTTCTTCGTCAGTAGAACCTGTTTTCGCGCCCCATAGGAAAAACGCCCCAGCGGGTTCACCAAAGTTACGCTCGTATAAAGCTATCTTAGCACTTGTTCTCGTATTTGACAAAACCCCAATCATCAAAGGAAGTTCAAGGTCTGTCGCAACTTTCTTAGCAAATTCAATCAGTTTCTGGACCCGTGATTCTTTGGCATTACGATAATCTGGATGCACAAAGACACACATTTCTTCCAAGAACTGTTTCTCCGAATACCAATAGTTAGCCACCCGCAAAACAACCAATCCTTCAAGTTTATCTTTCGGTCCAATGACGCCGATAATACCGTTGCTTTGTGTCAATTGTGGCCACAGAGCTTCAGCAACTTTGGTATCATTAAAATCAAACAAACCATTCTCTTTATGGACAATACGAGCCAAGTCCATAATGCCAAATAGGTCGTCTTTGGCGGCAACCCTGACGCGGGCTGGGGTAGTGATTAGCTCAATTTTGCGGTTCTTCCGTGCACTCTTTGACAGACGAACACGTTTTTTAGTCTCTACAATTTGCATTTATTAGTCCTTCTTTGGGCCGGGTAGTTTACTCAGTGTCTTTATTAAGTCCTTGCGAGCCAAAACGACAAAATCGTCCAAAAGATTATGCCCGTCGTCAATGTCGCCACTGCCAAGTGAAGTAACAACACTAGGAGGAATAACATATTCCCCTCCAGCAGCAACAATAGGCGCGAGAGCACCATTTTCTTTTTCAATTCTAGGTCCACCATTATGGCCCATCATACTTAGTTGTTTATTATCATTGTAATCGTGGCAAAGGTCATCCCAAACATCAAGCCCTGCATCGGTATTTCCCTCACCTAATGCCGACACGATGTCAGCCGGAATAACATATGACCCAGCCGGAACATGCATATTGAGATGATCAGTACGACCAGCTACTGCGGCATGAATTGGTCCGATATGAACACGCAAATCATGCGCCGCACGATCTGAGACATCTGCATTGGTTAACGGGTCGGGAATGTCACCGCCCGATGCCTTCTTAGAACGAGCAACATTCAATGCCGCCGCTATGGCTTGATCTTGAGGATGACCAGAATAAATCATTTCCCTTATATTAGAGCTGATCGTCTTCTGTGACTTACCGTGTGCTAGTGGCATGACCTATACCTTAATTTGATGCGCCAGATATCTTAAACGTAAGGTTTGTGGTGCCAGCGTAAGCCTGTATTGTATAATTTGAATCTAAAGCAGTGCCGCCCCGCCACGAAATTGTCGTGTGAGCAGCGATGGCTGCGGAATAATAAAGAGCATTTGTAGCATTTGCAGTGCCGCCCGACGGAACAAAACAAATAGTAAATGTGTCGGCTGACCCCGATGTATTACAAATGTCTATTCCAGTGAGTGTATACTGGAGCGTATTTGGCACCGTGTACAAGATATTAGCTGATGTCGTTGACTGAACCGTTGGAGATGGATCGGCGATGTAGACATAAGACATATAGGAAAGTATTTGCGCTAAATTGTTAATAGCGACAACACCGTTTTTCTGTGTAGTGAGGATATCGTCCAAACTAGCCATTAGAATTTTCCATCTATTTGATAACGATACCTAATCGCCCCAAGACGCCAGAATGTGCCAACGTCATTTGACGATATAGCAATTGACATGAGACGCGCACGGATGCGAACGGAGATGTACTCTGTCGCTTGCGTCATATTATACGGGCCATAAGTAGTAACTGCATCGCCGGGGTAATTCGTCACGTAGAATGTGATTTGAACTGTGGCGTTCTGCGTACCGCTGTACGTTCCCCACTTCATGTCTGGCCAAATCTGATCGATAAAGATCAGGTTATCGGCCTCGTTAAGTTGGAAAAAGCCTGTCTGGAACGATGACAGCATTGCTGTCGTGGCCGTTCCGCTTGCAGCATTATTTCCTACTTCATGCTGATATAAGTAATTATCAGACCCAGCACCAATGGGAGACCCAAGAACAGATTGGTCAATCCAAGCAGTACGGCCAAGAGAACCATAGTCCCACTGTTGGAGGACTGTGTTGTATTTGACATAAGAGTCATTCTCCGTCGAACTTGCCGATGGATAATACCAAGTTACTTCATTAAACTGAGAATTAACCCCACAGCATACCTTGCTAAGATATGAAATGTTAATATTTTGGAAGATGACATCCCAAATTGGGCATGGGATGCTTTGCGGTCCTGACCCCATAGACATGAAGAACTGCTTTTGGCTCATCCAAAAGATAGCACCGTTAAGTTGACCAGTGCAGTGACGGGAGATAGCGCCACAATTTGAACCGATTTTATTGAAACCATAGACAAATGGCGTACCGACATACTGCATCGCCCAAAGGTCTAGGTCGGTCCAAATTAATCCCTGCTGTGGTCCCTGAATAGCAGTGACGATCTTGGACCCCGTTGGGATGCGATATGATCCAGCTTGATTGGTTGGCGCTGCTGTCCAAGATGAGAAGTTTTCAAGGTCAGACCACCTAATTAACATTGGGTCTGGAGACAGCGTAAACGACGACCCGTAGGCAACAACTTGGCGCTGCGGCATGGCAACAAAAATACCGCTGTTTACCAGTGGACCATCTCCACCGACAATTTGAGCATTTTGTAATTGGCTGTTTGGTTGCCAGTAATAAATTGCGCCACCCGCTGGGCAAGCAATCAAATCTTGGCCAAAGTTATCCAACGTCCAATCAGTTGCCGTTATCGGCGTACCCGGAACAGAGGGCTGCGTCGTTCCGACACCAAAACCACCCGTACCAAAGCCGCCAACGCCGAACCCGCTCCCCGTAGGCTGCGGGCCTAAAGCAACATAAAAAGTTGCTCTAATATTTCCAGAATCAATTGAAACTGGCCCAGCGGTAGAAGTGGCGGTATTGGACGCCGAAAAAGTAAACGTATTTGATGTTGGAACAGTGAGGACTGTGTAAAGTCCAGAAAGGGTCACGCCGCCAACGGTCGTTGAAACGCCAACATAAAAACTATCACCGACATTGTATCCATGATTATTCAATGTGGCTGATACGATAGAGGAACCGTTAACTGTCGAAAATGCATATGATGCCCCGCCGCTTGTGACGGAAGATGTGGCATAATCCAATGCATTGATTGTGTAAGTTGTTCCTGACGCTACAGAAAGCTGATATGGGCCAGTTAAAATTATACCGCCAACCGAAACTGGCGTAACATAATTAACGTAATCCAAAACAGACGCGGTAATTCCAGCATCCGTTACATTGACAGCGTTTGACCCAGTGGTTGTCGTAAAATTGGGGGCTGAATTTGTAACTGTAATTTGAGGCGTTATATCAACTAAATTATTGGATGTTAAAACATCAAGTTGCGCTTCCGCCCCAATGGCAAGGTGGTTTATTGTATTAAAATCAGCCCACCCCTTCAAAGCGCGAACTTTAGAAGATAGAACTGAATTGTAGTACGCAACCCAACCACCAAGTTTTTGAGCCAAGCCAAGGCCATTTCGTTCCGGTAAAAACCGAATCAATGCAGATGACGAGTAAGCAGCCTCATTTAACGCCAACGTGGTGTTGGTTTCTACGCCGGGCCGTAACTTGATCGTGTTATGGGGCATAGTTTACATTCTCGACGGCGTTGCAGCGGGGGCAGTCGAGTAAGATGACCAAGCCGCAGCCTCGTACTTCTTACGATTTTCTTCAGATAGGGCAGACCTGAGAAGAACTTGATACTGGCTCTCATAGCTTTGAGCCATCTGAGGGTCATCAGATTGACGGCCAAAATTACGCTGATACGCCGAAATATAGATCATGGAAGCCATAATCATCATATCTGGCAAATTAGTAGAGATATATGTCTGCGTGTTCGTGGCGGACAACGGAGCAGAACGAACCGTTCCCGTCAGACGAACTTGATATGACGAATCAGGAATAGGCCCAACAATAATAAGCTGTGATGTAAACCCAGTAGTTGCAGCATCGCCACCATATTCAGCATAATAAAGTGGTAACCCAGATAAAGACCCGCTGCCATATACGTTTTGAATGTATTCTTTAGTAACGGGGAGCAATGCGGATGACGCCCCTGTTCCGCTAATAACCTCCATCGTTTGTGTCGTCACAAACTGAGACTGCGGGACTACAAGGGTATTGTTGTTTGCGGTAAAAGAATAAGCCGATGTACTGATTTGCGTGGAAAGAAAATCTAAATCACGCTGCATACGCAATTCTGCATATGAGATCATTTGAGGCAAAATAATCTGGTAATTTGCATCAGTGGTCGGCACCACCGACATCGTCGCGATCTGCTGGACGTATGTATTGTAATCCATGACTATCCAACCATGTTAAAGGCCGTTGTCTCAACTTCCGACACACGACGCGACCAACCTTTTCCAAAGTTAGCATAGTTTGATAGAGATTGTAAGAAGGCTAAACGGGCCTCGCAAACTCTCGTTGCAACATCGCGAGGGTTTGACGCTTCAAGAGCACTAAGTGTGGCTGGCCCGATTTGTCCGTCCGCATTAACATTGAGAACCGTTTGAAGGGCTTTCGCTGCACGGGACGGACCCGAATTAATGGCAAAATCGAATACGGCATAATCCACGCCCATAGGCAGATCGTCACCCCTTACCGTATCCCAATATTTATCTTTGTACAGCGGCATGACATCATTTGGGCCTAAATCCCTAATGTTGTCTTTCGTCACCGCATGGCCAACATACTGCTCCCAAGTTGCCTTGGTGCAGCCTAAATTCGTTGCTCCGCCGGGGTCTTTTGGGTTATCAACGTATCCGCCTTCATTTTTAAGTACGAGGGCGAAACACTGCTCAAAGTTATCCTTCACGTACTATTCCTTTGGTGCCGGTGTATGCTGATGCGATGAACCAAAATAATACGATAACACCAATGTCAACGAGGCATCTAACGTCCCCAATACGCGAGCAATAAGTTCACGCATGGCGTCAGGAATAACGCTGTTAAATAGATGCCACTGGATAAAAACCCAAGCTAGAATAACTACAATGGCGATGACACGGGGCGTCCAATCATGCGTCTGAATCTGCATGTTACGGGCGCTGTCACGGTCACTGGCAGCGATCTTCTCAAGGTCTATATCAAGCGACTTCATTTGAACTTTGAAGTCAGCGTCGATCTTCTTCAGTGCTGTTAGCTGATCTGGAGTGGCTGTACCCATTGCAGCCATGATTTCATCTTCAGATGCATCTTGATGACCAAACAAGGCACTAGATACGGCTTTAACAGCCATTCCAGCCAGCGGTCCGCCTAAAGCGGTGGCTATGGTTGGGGCGACCTGACCAATCAGTGGGCCAAAAGTTTTGAGAAAGTCCATGTTATTTCACCGTAATCATAAGGAAAATACCAATAACTGCTATTCCAAGCAACAAAGCACCAACAATGCTACTGACCATGATTAGGTCTTGCCTGTTTTCTTCTTGCTGCTTCAATGCTGCCGCTGCTTCTCTTGCTGCTTCTTTTCTCATCTCAATGACCTGACGTTGAATAGCATCCCATGCAGCCCTACCATACTGGCCAACAAACATATTCTTAACATCAGCCGCCATCTTTTGAGCTTTGGCTTTTACCGCGTACATCTTTACGGCTTCAGCTTCAAAGTCAGCTTGAGATTGAAACATCTTCTTTTTTCTAGGAGAAGACGCAATTTGAACAACTTGTGCAACACGGCCAAAAAGGGTTCCCACCTTCTCAGCCGTGTCCATAACATCATGACCCGCATCAACTGCTGACTTAATGCTATTATAAATAGCAGTAGCCCCAGCTATGAGGGTAAACGGGTCCATATTATTCCGTGGGAGCGTCAGCTGGAGTTTCAACTGGAGCTTCGGTTGCGGCAGTGGATGCTGCTAATTCTACTTGTGGCTTAGCTTGCCCATGAAGAGCTGCAATAACATCCGCAACTTCAGCGTAAACGCCGTTAGCCAGATGCTTTAAAATTGCATTAACATGAGCAACAGTTAATTTAAGATCAAGTTCAAGGTTTTCCATTTTATCCTCTTAGAAAGGTGGCAATTGCGGTTGTGATACAGGCTGAGATAACTGTGTTATTTGTGCAGCAATCCCAGTTTCTACGGCTGGCATACTAATGCAATCCGATACCCATGCATAAGCCATTTCTTGCGTAATGTCAGCATATGGAATGAATTTGGCTGGGCTAGGTGTACCAAGTTTTGCCGTACCAGATGCAGATGACGATATTGTGCCATCCGTGCCAGTGCATACCCAGTTTATGGCCGTGACTACATTAGTCAGGTCATCGTATGTTGGGGATACAATAAATTGAGGAAACGTCCATGTGAACTGCATTACACACTCATAAAATTGATTAAGGCGTTGGTGGATTAGGATCAGTAAATTGCCCCGTTGCTGGATCATATATCCAGCCAAATGTGACAGAAGAGTTGTCGGGTAATGCAACTAATGTGCAACCTTCTGGAGCTGGGTCAATAGAGGGATCAGCAACAATAATATTGATAACAGTTTCATCACTGTTTTGAACAACTGCACAGTTTTGTGGATTGCCATTAGGCTCAACTATTTGCATTGGACCTCCAAACATTACGTGTACTCCCAGATGCGAATGACGCCTTGTTTTCCATTTGGCGCAGCTGAATTTCCAATCGAAGCACCGCTTCCACTTCCGTATCCAGTTCCAGCCCCACCAATATTACCACCAAGAGCGCCAACTCCCCCGCCTCCAAAGAAGCTGCCTCCACCACTGCCGCCTACACCAACAGAGGCATCATCGCTACCAAACCCTCCGGCACTTCCGCCGCCATTAAGATCACCATTTGTACCAGAACCGCCAGCTCCGCCGGGCTTTTTACCAGTTGCACTATTCCCGCCTAATCCGAAGGAACCACCACTAGCTGTTATAGTGGTGGCGCTTACAGTAAAGGTTGAATTTCCTCCAGCAGAACCATTTCCAACGGAACCTGATGATCCACCTCCACCAATGGCATATGTATATGCTGTACTTGGGGAAACAGTAAAATATTTAGCCACATATCCGCCACCGCCGCCACCGCCAGCCGCTCCACTAGTTTGACCATTCCCACCTGAGCCGCCGCCTCCACCAACAACCTCAACATAGATTGAGTTACAACCAGCGGGTGTCGTGTAGGACGTGCCTGATGTTAATACCTGTGGAGCACGGATCAGCGTGCCTGTAGCAGCTGTGGCAGTCGCTGCAATCGTAATAGAACCCGCGCCATTAGTTACAGTAATACCTGAGCCAGCAGTAATAGTTGAACGGGTAAAGTTTGTTCCGTTTCCAATATCAATCGCACCGTTAGCTGGCGTTGATGTCAAACCAGTACCGCCATTGGCGACTGCTACAGTTCCAGAAACGTTTCCGGCTGTTGTTGCTGTTGCCGCATTACCGGATGTATTTACGTTAATCGTGGCTGGCAAGCTAAGGGTAACGCCGCCTGTGGATGCAGACGCGGTAATCTGACTGGCTGTTCCGGTTATGGACGTAACGCCACTATTACTAATCGTGACCGCACCAGTTGAACCGGAAACTGTAATGCCAGTACCCGCAACATTTGATGTAACGCCGGTATTGGTGACACTTACAGCACCAGTAGCAGATGTATTAGTGCTTAAACCGCTGCTAGTCGTTAACGATGTAACACCCGTATTGGTCACACTAACAGCGCCAGTCGCAGATGTATTTGTGCTAAGACCACTACTAGTTGTTAAAGAAGTGACACCTGTATTAGAAATAGTAACGGCACCAGTGGCAGCCGATACGCCAATTCCAGTACCCGCGACATTGGAAGTAACAATACCAGTAAGACTTGAACCAGAACCGGCGTATGAAGTAGCGGTTACGGTGCCAACCACTTGAAGCTTTGTGCTTGGTGATGATGTTCCGATGCCAACGCTACCCGATTGTGTTGCGAGATAAGTGTTACCCAGTACGGTCAATGTACCAAAGTTGTTGGTCAACCCATCGTCGGTATAACGGATGTTGGTGCCATCAGAGTAAATAGAGACATTATAGCCCTGTGGAGCTGAAACAGAAGTGCCGCCACCAGCCGATGATACGGTAATCGAAAACGAACCAGATGTAGTGTTGTAAATAATCCATTTTCCAGAAATACCGGAAGGAAATTGCAATATTTGGTTGGCCGACAATGCGCCAGTCAACGTAATACGCATGGCTTGAGTTTGACCAAGTGAACCAGAGGATGTTGGCCCAGTAAGCGTAGTTGTAGCTGATGCGCCAGTTGGCATCGCGATGGAAGTGGTGTTACCAAAAACGGCATCTAGAATCGTTTCGTTAAAATTTAACGGCTGATCCCACGTTGGCGACGTGCTATTATATACAGGTTGATTTAACCCAGTATTAGTCGTCGTTGCCATTGGTAATATCCTTCTTACGGCCTAGAATCTGCTGAAAAGTTTCAGTTTCGTATATCCGAATGCTATACCATATAATAGGCAACAATGCACCAAGGGGTGTTAGCCAGCCAAATAACGTCGTAATAGTAGCGGAAATAGATATCCAATCCATTAGATGCTTCATTCCTCTATCAATGTTATCTGTTGCTGACATAATCAAACCTCTGTAGGTGCAGTAAATGTACCATTAGCAGGATCATAAATCCAACCGAATGTCACGGGGGAACCGTCAGGCAGCGCAACCAATGTGCAGCCTTCTGTAGCTGGATCAACAGATGGATCAGCAACAATGATATTGATTACGGTTTCATTGCTGTTTTGAACAACTGCACTATTCATTACGTGTACTCCCAAACGCGGATAACACCAGCAGCACCAGCGCCAGAGCTAGTGCTGCCTGAACCGGAACCACCACCCGCACCGCCGCCGCCATATGTATTTCCTGCTGCACCATCATTTTGAGGAGAACCGCCCCCAAAATAACTTCCACCGCCATTACCATAAATTGCGTTAGTCGATGATACCCAAAATCCAGAAGTTCCGCCGCTTCCGCGTATATTTAAATCGCCACCAGAACCAATTCCGCTTGCGCCACCCACTGTGCTGCCAAAAGTAAAAGATGCAACTTGACCGCCGCCGCCGCCACCACCACCAGTAATTGTTACGCTAGATGGCCCAGTAAATGTGGTATTTCCGCCAGAGTTACCATTAGTGCTATTAACAGAAACTGCTGTCCCTCCAGCCCCAATTGCGTATGCGTAAGCAGTGCTTGGGGAAACAGTAAAATACTTAGCAGAATACCCACCGCCACCGCCACCAGCACTAGCACCGGAAGATATTGCTTTATTTCCTCCCGAACCACCGCCACCAACAACCTCAACATAGATTGAGTTACAACCAGCAGGGGTTGTGTAGGATGTTCCAGATGTCAGAATCTGTGGAGCACGGATCAGCGTACCTGACGCCGTTGCTGATGCAGTAGCGCGGTATAACTGACCGGATGAGTTTACATATACGTTGGCTGCTGTTGCACTAGTACTGCTGTAGACGGATGGAATAAGCACGTTGCCGGAGGAGTCGATACGCATACGTTCTGTACCGCCCGTAGCAAGTACGGTGTAAGAACCATTGATTGCCATTGGTTGATATGCAGATTGGGCAGCATTTACAGCTTCAATAGATGAACCAGAATAAGCGGAGTTATATCCACCTAAGCGCATCCCGCCTGTTGCGCCAAAAAAGAACCCAACGCCGTTACCATCGCCGCCAACTACAGCAAACTTACCGTAAGTGCTTGGCGAAGTCGTCCCAATACCTACGTTGCCGCTGCCGTCAATAGTCATTCGAACTTTTGATGCGGCAGTGTCTGCGGATGTTTGGCCCGTGAAAAACAAAAGCTGTGTTCCAGCGGACTGTGTGTATATACCGGAAACAGCAGTGCTATCTTGAAAACCAATACCCCCGCCATACGCCCCCCCGCCTAATATAGCAGGGTAACTGGCAACTCCGGCGGGAGTAAACACACCAGTAACTTGCAACCTTGAATTTGGCGAACTCGTCCCAATACCTACGTTGCCGGAGGAGTCGATACGCATACGTTCTGTGGCGTTGGTATTAAACAACATTGGTGCATTGGCGTCAGTCGTAATTGTAACCGCACCGTCAGTTGCGCTTTGTGAAAATGCAGCGGTGTTTTGTGTTCCTGCTTTTAACAAAAACTTGGCAACGCCACTGGTATTAGTGTTATAAACCCACGTTGAAAGAACGCCAGCAACATTGCCAGAAACTGTCAATTTTTCAGTTGGCGAAGTCGTCCCAATACCTACGTTGCCGCTAGTATCAATACGCATACGTTCTGACTGGCTACCCGTCTTAAATATGATGCTGTCAGTTGTACCCGCGCCAGACGTGGATTCCAATGTCAGTGTAGACGATGCTGCCGTTCCACCGATCAAGAGTGGTGTTGTGAGCGATGTAGTTAGCGTTGGCGAGGCAGAGTAAGATGGAGCAACACCAACACCGCCCGATACCAATACGGAGCCAGTAGCAACGTCCGCCAGCTTTGATAAAGCGGTTGTCGTGGAGGCATACAGCAAATCACCAATGGTATACGAGGATTGTCCTGTGCCACCGTTTGCAACAGTCAAAGCATTTGTAAGAGACAATGTGCCAATGGCTGTCGTTGACGTACTCAGAAATGTAGCATTACCATTAGAGGCAATTGTCAGAGCTGTTACAGCACCGTTATTACCTGTCTTAAAGAGAATACTATCAGTTGTTCCCACACCGGTAGTTGATTGCAGCGTCAACGATGAGGATGCTAAAGTTCCACCAAAATGAGATGGGGCAGTCAAAGATGTAAGTGTCGGCGTTGCCGAATAGGCAGGAGCAGCGCCAACACCACCCGAAACTAATACGGAACCCGTTGCGACATCCGCTAATTTGGATAGTGCCGTAGAAGACGAAGCATATAACAAATCGCCAATCGTATACGAGGATTGTCCCGTTCCGCCATTGGCTGCAACAAGAGTACCGGCGACAGTAACAGCACCAGTTGTGGCTGAGCTAGGCGTTAAACCAGTTGTGCCGAATGTAATTGATGTAACAGCGGCAGTTGTTGGGACTGAACCCCATGTCGGAGCACTTCCCGTTGTAGCTACAAGAACTTGTCCCGTAGTTCCAGCGCCAGTAACACCAAGAGCACTTGTTCCGTTACCATAAATAACGCCGTTAGCCGTAAATGTAGCCGCTCCCGTTCCACCGTTTGCGACAGTCAAAGCATTCGTAAGTGATAGTGTGCCAATGGCCGTTGTGGAGGCACTGAGGAATGTAGCGTTACCATTAGAGGCAATTGTTAAAGCCGTTACAGCACCGTTATTACCCGTCTTAAATAAAATGCTATCAGTCGCTCCAACGCCAGATGTTGATTGAAGCGTGAGCGTTGACGATGTGGTCGTGCCACCAATGTGCAGTGGTGTCGTTAAGGATGTAGTTAATGTTGGCGAGGCAGAATAGGATGGAGCATTGCCGACGCCGCCAGATACTAGCACAGAGCCAGTAGCAACATCCGACAGCTTAGACAGCGTTGTAGCAGCTGACGCATAAAGAAGATCACCAACTGTGTAAGATGTTATATTTGTCCCACCACTAGCGACAGGAACAACGCCAGAAAGAGTGGCAAGAGTTACTGTTGTCCAAGTGGGGGCTGCTGATGGCCCACCAGACAAAAAGAACTGTCCAGATGTGCCATAAGTGCCCGCTCCAATACCGAACTGACCAGCTGGGCCAAACCGGAATGCTTCAGTGGCAGAGTTACCGCCTGTAGCAGTTGTATATACAGATGCATACGTTCCTTGAGCCGTATCCGTAAAGTTTTCGGCTGCTGATAAAGCAAAGTATCCCGTTGATGCAGTCCCAAATATCGTTGCGCCATAACCACGGCCAGTGAATTGTGATAAGAAATCACCGGTTTGCGAAGCCGTTGGTGACGCAGCCGTTCCGCGAGCTTGACGGCCCGTAAATGCAGAATAGCTTCCCGTGCCATAAGCATCTTGAGTAATACGAGTATTGGCCGCATTAGCGCCAACAATGTACAAATCCGTGCCAGCTGGAAGTGTCCCAGTTGGAGTTGTCGTTTGCGTATTGGATACAATGGTTAGCTGTGTCTGTGGAGCGGCTGTATTAATACCAATACGATTGTTGGTATTATCCCAAAAGAACTTGGCATTGTTCTGACTGTAAACACCAGATGCACCAGCAAATACGACAGAACCTGTGGTAAAGGATGTATTTGTTCCCGTACCACCGTTTGTAACACCCAATGTTCCAGTAATGCCTGTGGTTAATGGAAGACCCGTGGCATTGGTCAGAATCGCAGCGGAAGGAGTTCCAAGGGCTGGCGTTACGAGAGTTGGTGACGTTGATAGAACAACGGAACCTGAACCAGTTGAAGTAGTTACGCCCGTTCCACCAGCGAGAACCGGAAGAGTTCCAGCTATCAATGCGGATGATGAAGTTGAGTAAATAGCATTATTAGCAGCAGTAAATGTTGTTAATCCTGTGCCGCCGTATCCAGTACCAATAGTGGAGCCATTCCAAGTACCAGCAGTGATTGCTCCACTTGTACCAATGGTCATGGCATCCGTAGCGCCATTGTTAACCACGAAGTGAATGGCATTGCTTGTCGTCGTGCCGATAGCAAGATCAACCGATGTTGATGTTAAAAATACGTTATTTGGTGTATTAAGCGCACCTGTTCCAGAGAACCCAGATGAGTTCATACCGAAATCACCGAAATAGGTGCTGGCCGTTCCGTTGTTATTACTAACAATAAAATCAGTTGATGCTAAGGTACCAGAATTGGTGTTTTGAAGAACCATCTGGTTGTATGAGTTTACGCTATTTGTGTATGAAGCAAATGTATTCGTGTCTGTATAACCAAGTGTACCATAGCTATAAGCGCCAGCAGCTGCTGCACTGGCAATTGATCCATTTGCAGTTACATACGTAAATGCACCCGTGGAAGGCGTTGTAGCGCCAACCGTTCCATTGATACCGCTCACCCAAGAGGCTGTTGTGCCATTGGAAGTAAGAATTTGATTGTTTGTACCAATACCCAAACGTGTTGCGCTACTTGCGCCATTCCCAAGGATTAAGTCGCCCGTTGTCGTAATCGGTGACAATGCGTTAAAGGCGGCAGATGCAGTTGTCTGTCCAGTTCCGCCAAATGAAATACCAACTGTGCTTAGGCCAATCGTGCTGCCCGTTTTGGTAATTGGTGCGGATACAGTGATATTACCGGATGCTGACGTTTGCGCCCAAACCAAAGAGGTGGAACCAACTGTAATAGTGCCAGTTGTGTTCATCACCCATGAGGTTGCGCCATAAGTCGTTCCATTAGTGACAAAGGTTGCCGCGCCAGTTTCAATGAAATTTGGGCCAGTACCAACTGTATTAAAGTCAGTAGCGCGAGTTAAAACCCAATTGGTCAAAATTGTGCCAACGGTCGTAACTGTATAAATTCCGTTATAAGCAGACGTTGTCATATCCTTAACAAGGATACGGTCATTTAACGAGGCGGTATAACCATCGGTAGAGAATGCCGCCTGTACACCGCTATTAGTTAAAGTTGCACCAACGCCTGACGATCCATTGTTATAGGTTGCCGTCAAATTAGCTGTTGTGGCTGCGGCTGACGCAGTGTGGAATGTTTGGTTAGATACCGTGGCAACTTGTCCATCAACATATTGTTTGGTTGATAATTGAAGTGCCGAAACTGGGTCTTGAGTAACCGTAACAGTTGTCAGGCCAGAAAGTGTCGCTGCTGTAGCACCAAGTGATACGGACGTTGTTCCAAGGGTAATGGCGGAATTAGTTAAACCAGCATTTGGAATTGTCGCTGACGCTGTAAAGGCACCAGTGCCATTACCAAATACATATCCACTAAGCGTAGACGCGCCCGTGCCGCCGTTAGCGACAGGAAGAACACCGGTAACACCAGTGGTAAGTGGCAAGCCCGTGGCGCTGGTTAGGATGGCCGTAGACGGCGTACCAAGGTTTGGTGTCACGAATGTTGGAGAATTTGATAATACTGTGCTTCCAGTACCCGTAGATGTCGTTACACCAGTGCCACCAGCTGTAACCGGAAGAGTACCAGATGCTAATACCGAAGTAGATGTTGCATATAATGCCCCACCAGAAGTAAAGACCGATAGACCAGTACCGCCATTGGGGGTACCAAGTATTCCAATAATGCCCGTGGTTAAAGGAAGGCCAGTAGCATTAGTTAAAACAGCGGAAGATGGAGTTCCAATGGCAGGAGTTATCAAAGTAGGTGAATTTGATAATACAACTGAACCAGTCCCAGTTGATGTTGTCACACCCGTGCCACCAGCCGTTACCGGCAAAGTACCCGTGGTCAACGCCGATGCAGAAGATTCATATACCGCACCGCCTGACGTAAATGGCGTGGCTCCACTGAGACCAGTGCCACCATTCGAAGTGGGCAAAGTTCCGGTAATTGCTGATGAAAGGCTTACCTTACCCCAAGAAGGAGCGACACCGACGCCACCAGAAAGTAAAACATTGCCAATAGCCACATCGTTAAGACGGGCCAAGGTGGAAGATGATGAAGCATAAAGAATATCACCCGTTGTATATGATCCATAACCCGTGCCACCCTGCGTCTCAGACAGTGGCGTTGTTAAGCCAGATAGTGACGTAATATCGCTATTTGCGCCTGACGATGCAGCACTAAGGTTTGTTCTAGCGCCTGAGGCTGTCGTTGCCCCCGTTCCGCCATAAAGAATAGCGACAGGAGTTCCCTGCCATGTTCCAGAACTAATCGTGCCAATAGACACTGTTCCAGTGGCAGTAAGATTGGTAAATGAACCAGCTGATTTGGTTGTTCCGCCAATGGTTGTCTGGTCAATTGTTCCGCCAGTAATTGCAACCGCATTAGCATTTTGTGTGGCCATCGTTCCAAGGCCAACGACTTGGCTTGGCACAATAGAAATAGTCACATTAGAGGCACTTGTAATTTGACCCTGAGCGTTAACAATAATCTGAGGAACTGCTGACGCCGTGCCGTAGGTCTGTGCAGTTACGCCAGTATTAGCGATTGCAATCGTTCCAGTCGTGGTGATTGTACCGCCCGATAAGCCGGTTCCAGCCGTGATTGATGTAACACTACCAAATCCAAAGTTTTGTGCTTTTACAAATGCTGTAGTGGCAATTTGAGTGCTATTGTCTACCGTCAAGGCCGTTGGGGCCGTTGGTGTGCCAGTAAAATTAGGTGAATTAAGTGGCGCGGCGGCCAACATTGTCATTACTTGGGCCACAGTAAGGTCTAATGGCTGTAAACTACCAGACGAATTGTTGCCCTTGAGCGTTTTACCGCCCATTTGAGCAAGATAATCATTGGTAACGCCATTATTATTAAGGCCAATTGTACCGGTAGTTGTAATTGTTCCGCCCGAAAGCGGGTTTTGAGCCGTGATTGACGTAACCGTTCCAGAGTTTGTATTAAAACCCGCAACTTGCTGAACCGTGGCGCTGTAAGACGTATTTCCTTGCACAACCATAAGTTGGGCATTCCCGCTCAAACTAAGTGCTACGGGAAGATTTGGAATGGAAATATTGGCCATCTTTATAACCCCGGTTGCGGTATTTGAGCGTAGCCGTAAGGCAGACCAACGAGGGCTGTAACCATGAGGGTCTTGCCTTGAAGCAGATTACCCGAAGGTATAGCACTGTTCGTTTGATAAGTGAATTGTGTAGCCGTTGTTACAGTCACACTATAGAACCCATCAGCCGCATTTTTTGATAGCCCTTCAACAGCAATTTGTGAATTTGTCACCAAATTGTGTGGGGCTGGGCAAGTAACCGTGATTGTTTTTGTTCCGTTTGCCAGAATCGACAATGGATTTAAATTTACGCGGTACGCAGTCGATAAGAACTGTGGCTGTACAGCATTCTGATCCAAACCAGTTGGCAAACCAATCGGTGGCGTTGTTGTAAAATTACCATCATTATTAATCAAGCTGATGGTTGGATAAATTGGAATACCCGTCACTGGATCGGTTGGAGCACCCATAGAAATGGCAATCGTCGTCGTTTCGGCAAAATAGTAATCCGTCGTGCGAGGATTTTGAATTGGAGTTGGATCGGCTGGCAATATAATGGCACGCAATTGATTTTGCGGCACATCATTGCACGGAGCGCAGACAAGAATGCGCTTGTTAATAAGGCCAGCGCCCGCGTAATCGAACTGCCATCTTAAAGAGTGATGATTATAAACAAGCCCACAACGGTCGCACTGACCCGCTGCCCTTGGATTACGAGAGCTTACGGATGCACGGCCTAATTTTGAGGCGTATCCCATTTAATTTACCTAAAATAACCGCTAATCTGTGGGCTTATATAAACATTAGAAGTTTCTACGTTCTGATCTGCGGCTATTGCATAGGTCTCATCAGCCAATGGCTTTAATAGCATGGACTTCTGAGGGTTCCACATAACAGCAAGGCGGTGAGCCAAAGCGTAAGCGTAGGCTTCCATCCAAAGATACGGGATTTCAACTGTTTGACCAGATGTAAAATTGCTGTCTTGGATTTGGCGAACCCGATAGTATTTCAGGTACTGCGATGATTGACCGTCGGGAACAGGCCAAAGTGTTACTGATGGCCCCGGCGATCCAGATGAGCGCGACGAACTAATCAAACGATCAAACCAAAATACCGTTGGAAAACCTTGTTGCTGCTTATTTGGGTAAGAAGCGTATTCGGTGCGCGAAACAGGAAGAATGATTCGGTCGATTGGATTGCTTTCATTAGATGTTGTCGTAACATAAGCATCCAGAATCACCACAGTGTTAGGATCAACTGAATAGGTGCTAATAGAGGTTTGAATACCAAACTGATTATATGGCGCAATAGTCGCGTTACTAGGCGTGGATGTACCATTGTAAGACGATTCAAACGAGACCGCGCCACTGACAGATGAAGTGACTGTTTGAGTGCCATCTACGACGCCAGTATTGTAGATCGTAATCTGTGTGCCAGCTGTATAAATTGGCGTATTAGGCGTAGCATACGTCAATGTCGTTGTCGTACCGTTTCCGGTAACAGTCAAAATGGCTGGCGTCTGGTCAAAGTAAACTTGCTGCAAGTCTACAGTCCACAGATTAACACCACGGTTTGACCAGTTCGCAAGCAACATATTCGACGCCATACGCGCCGATTCCATATGCTCTTGTGCAATTGCCGTATTACGAATTTCAGCAAGGTTGAACGCATAAAGTGTGAGTTCACCAAGTGAAGGATTGTAATTATAGGTGCCGCTAGTGGTCATGACTGATCCTTAGTAAGAACCATCATTGCCAACTAATACACCTTCACCGAATGCGCCGACAGCATAAGTTCCGGCAGTCGTATTAACGCGAAACTGAATGTCTGTTTTTTCCGTATAGATCAGCGGATATTGCCGATGAATATCTAAAATGCTGATAAATGGCGACTGAGCAACATTAAATGCTACCTTTGTAGAGGGATTTTGCTGCCAGTTGATAAAGATCAAGTTGTTGGCAGATGTATATGGGTTAGATGCAAAGACATCAATTCGATTGAGATAAAAAGAATAATTGGCCGGAACGGTATAGATAGCCATCTGCGTCTTGCCAACACCGGTAGCAATCTGTGCGTAAGTCGTTCCGCTGTTTTTAGCTGTAATGGTGCCGACATTTGTCCCGCCCAGTGTCGCCACAGACGTTACAATCATGCTGTTAATGCGGAAAAATGCCGTGCCGTTGGTGGCCGTACCGGAAGTGCCGCCGGAGAATGTCACAGTATCGGTCACGACAGCGTAGTTCGCATCCAAACCAGTAACAGTCATAGTCAAGGTTTCAGACACCGTGCTGGCGTATGTCATGGTCAACGCAGATGTTGGGTAGGTATAGGTTGACGCGTTTTCCCAAACTGGGATGCTAGTCGTCGTTACACTGGGTTGATAGCCAAAGATATTAACAACATTATGAAGGGAAATTTGGCTACGGGCCACTTG